GAATGAAGTTAATCTAAACGAATACTGCACGTGTGCTGCAAGCACCGATAATCTAGTTGAGTATGATGCAGAGGTTCTTAATATTGATAAATATGATGAAGAGCTACAGAAACAAATTAATCTGGACGTGTTTGAAGATGTTGATAATGAAACTCCGTATGATGATGCAGACCTAGTTGATGAACATGATTGGGATGTAGACGATACACTATATAGTATAGTTGGCGGCGTAGAACTTGACAAAGATGAAGGCAATGCTGACGAAAGTGAGGAAGAGGATGAGGAAGATGAAGAGGAGGAAGAACATGATGCCAATGCATTTGAATGCGACGATTGTAATGTAAAAGATATAAACTGCTTTGAACATTTTGGAATATCAAAGGAGGAAGTAGATATTTATAGAGATCTGGGTGAACCAGACCGATGCACGGATTGTTTTGAAAAGTGGAAAAATGGCGAGAATGGAAGCGAATACTTGAAAATGGTAACGGATAAAGATAAAGAAGAAACCTATAAATTATGTGAAAATGTTGAATGTGAAAGATATCCACCTGATTGGGATTTGGAAGAAGATACCGAAGACACTTATCAGGAAGGACAATGGAAGAAATGCTGTTTATGTGACGGGTATTTTGATGATGATGGATTTAGTGATATATTATTTGTACAAGAAGAACCATACAATCAAGAAGCAGAATGTAGTCTATGTGGAAAGACAAAAGATATTGTTCAGATGAAAGGAACCGGACAATATTTATGTGGAGATGCGTGTGATGAGGAAAGCGAATACGAATATAGTTCTGTAAGCGAACAGGAAGAAAGCGAAAGTGATGTGCTATATAACGAATACCATTGTAAACATTGTAAGCATATAAGTTATCAGGATAATCCAGATTGTAGTGAATGTAAAAAGAAATATTGTATGTTACTGGTTCAAAAATAGTATAAATACGTCCCACATTATTACTAAATAAATTGATCGTTTCTTATCTATAACTATTACATATAAAAAACAATAATCATGATCCGACCTCCTTCAAGAATTACACTGACACACATCAAAGATGTTATTTATTCAGCATTTAAGGGACGTACCCCAGTTCCTCTTGGCAGATGGTATATATGCGATAATAAAAACACCGGGTTGATTGCAGACTATTCGAACGAAGATCACTGTGGACCATGTGGATCGTATGCAACTACCGTTGTGAAAAATAAAAATGAAAATATTCAACTAGAAAAAGAACTAGAGTTTGAGTTTCAACACATGATGGCGAACACATACACTCCTGATAAAATGAAAAATCGTTAATATAAACATTCACAATATGTGAACAAACTAAATAAAAATACGCATTTCGCGTATTTTTATTTCACACCATACACTACTTATTTACTAGAAAGAACTGGGAGCTTGTCAATATCCATAACTCGAGATCTCATTTTTTGCGGAATGTCTTTTCCGCTTATTCCATACTTTGAAAACTCTGGACGAGTTAATTGTGCATCTGGAGTGTGTGCATGCACAATTCTTGCTATCATTTTGTACAACTTAAACGCAGGATAACGTTCGTCGCCATTTTGTTTATAGAGAATATTTCTACCATCATCGTCTTTGCACCATTCATTTATCAGACTTGCAACTGGACTGGCAACAATATCGTCATCGTCGTCAATAAGCTCGTCATATATAGAAGTCGCTAGTCTACATAAGTCAAAACTCATGTTTGGTTCAAGACGAGGCTTATCTTCATTGAAGTATGGCTCGGTATTATATTGGGTTGATGCATCATTGCCAGGTTTGAAACTGTCACTACACATAGTTATTCCGTCATATTTATATATTGCCCGACCAAAGTCAATTATTTTGGCTATTCTACCAAAAGTCGGCACCTTATACACTTGTTTATTATATCTATAATACAAATATTTCTTGTCAGTATCTATAAACATAATATTGTTCGTGTGCAAGTCATTATGTGTAAATGAATATACTTTTTGATAAGTGATCAAAATCATGATCACCTGCATTAAAATAGAAAACCACTCTTCGTCCTTTAACTCATTCTCAATAATCAAACTATCTAACGTGTATTCCATTTTTTCCATGAAAACTGCTTCCACTGGAAATCTTGGGATAGTCGCATATAACTGCTCATCACTTTCACTAGTATCATCATCAGACATATCACTTGTTACCTCGCTATCACACGTGGAATAGTTATCATCGCCATTGTCAGAACCACTTGTAAGCGACACCCTAGAAGAACAACTCGAGCTTGATGTTGTAGATTGTGTTTTTGACAGATCAAACTGAGGAATATCATCCGAAGAAAAATCTTCTATGTTCAAGTTTGAATTAGATAGGTCTTCTAGCGTAATAGACATAGACACATTATCTACAGGTGTTTCATGCGAGTTACTTGTCAACTCAAAAACATCATCAAACATGCTATCATCAATACTTGTTATAGAAGATACAATCTCGCCACTTGATACTGCTGCAGAGTTGGGATCTTCATTATCCATAATAGTTTCAGGTTGAACGATTTTAAGAGGAGGTCTATCTTTACATGATCCGCCATTGTTTTCGATCTGTGTCAATATAAATGAATAATCTTCAACGCCAAAATCTACATTCTTATGCTTTTTAAAAAACGTTGAATTAGCAAGATACTCAATATCGTCATAAATATTCACCTTAAAATCGCGCTTTACGCCAATATATGTTCCATAGTATAGTATGCCATGCACAAATCCAAACTGTGTGTTTAATAGATTAGAAAAATACACAAACATTCCGTCGGTATATGCAGTATTATTGACATCATTCAAGATAGGATGTGAGATATCCTTATTAGAGAGAGTTGGAAGATTAAATATACTGTCGTTATGGAACAGTTTTCCAATCATAAACTTATACGGATCAATAAGAGGTGCCAACTTACAGAATACATCTCGCTTTTCATGTTTAATATCAGTGTCCTTAGACACGTTGGTACTATTTTCGACTAAACATTTATAGGTATTGGAGATTTCACTATCTTTTGACACAACTTTATGAATAATGTACGATGTGTCAAGAACTACGTTTTCATAATTTGTCTCAGTAAACTTGAAAAAGCGATTATAGATAGGTATATAATTCTGCACATTCTCCATATCCATTATATCCTTGTTTTTCATACTCTCAAACAAAACACCGTTTTTCTTTTTTGTGTAAGATATGTTAGTTATACACTCCTTCATTATCAACTACATACATTAATATCTAAATATTTTAACTCATTTAGTATATTAATTTAAGTATCCACAAAAATCAGGGTTCGCGTTAAAACACTCCTAGAATGAGTATTTAACTATACTATAGTAGAAATAATTATTCATAATATAAAGTAGATGTCACTTGAATTACAGAAGTTCAGTATGAAAGCAATTAGTTTTAAACCAGACGAATCAAAGGGGCCAGTTTGTGTATTAATCGGGCGAAGAGATACAGGAAAGAGTTTCTTATGTAGAGATCTTTTATATTATCATCAAGACATTCCAGTTGGGGTAGTTGTGTCTGGCACAGAAGAAGGAAATGGATTTTATGGAAATCTGGTACCCAAACTTTTTATTCATAACGAATATAGCTCAGCTATCATTGAAAAATTACTTTTGCGACAAAAAACAGTTCTTAAACAGGTAAAGAAAGAACTTGAAACAAGAAAAAGAGCGACCATTGATCCTCGAACATTTGTTATACTCGATGATTGCTTATATGACGGATCTTGGGCAAAAGATAAGCTTATGAGATTACTCTTCATGAATGGAAGGCATTGGAAAGTTATGCTGATTATTACAATGCAGTATCCTTTAGGTATTCCACCGACACTGAGAACGAATATAGATTTCGTTTTCATTTTACGCGAGCCGTACATTGCCAATCGCAAACGTATATACGACAACTACGCTGGCATGTTTCCAACATTCGAATCGTTTTGCCAAGTTATGGATCAGTGCACTGAGAATTACGAATGTCTTGTGATAAATAATAACTCGAAATCAAATAAGCTCACAGATCAGGTTTTCTGGTATAAGGCAGATGCACATAGTAATTTTCGTCTTGGTGCCAAGGAGTTCTGGGAAATGTCAAAAAATCTTCCGTCTGATGATGAAGATGAAAAATATGATCCTGGAAAAGTCAAGAAAAGAGGTGCTGGACAAACAATTACAGTTAAGAAATCAAAATGGTAATCCACATGTCGTATGTGACAATTACATAGAAGATAATATGTCAATTGTATCTTGGGGTGTATCAACCGGGTGTCCGATTATCGATGAATGATTTATGATAAGTTGATCATTTCCATTATCTTCATATTTATCTCCAAAATAATGTATTTTATCGTATTTATGAATAACTTCTGGAATGACCTGAACTTTATCGTACTCACTTGGAAAAATAGAAATACCCACCTGACCTCCCTCATAAACAGAAACTCTATCGGATATGCCCATTTCCATTAGATCGTCTTTTAGTATATTGATTATTTTCTTTCTGTAACTGTGTTCAATGTCCAGTTTTTTAAACACTTCGCGTTCATCAAGGGTTGCAGACATTCCAATGAGTGAGATATATAGTATTCCACATCTTAGATCAACAAAATGCCCGGATATTGTATAATCAACCTTCGATAAAAAGTGTAGACATTTTTTGACTAACTTGTTTATTTGAGGATATAATTCATGATCTCTTATGTTTTTTTTGTATATGGTTGAAAGCTGGTTAACTAACGAAATATTATTTGAAGGGTCATCGTGCTTTATAATATGATATATACAGCCACACTCGGTAAAATAATGGTTCATAGAAACGCCGTTCAGTTGACATAACACCTTATCTATTTTTCCTCCACCAACAACTCCAATGTCATATCCTTGAGACTTTTTTGTAATAAGCATATCTCTCATGTTGTCATTTATCATCTGACTAGATTCCGCAAGAGTTCCATCTACATCAAAAAGTAGAAGGTCTTTCATAACGATATATAATATTATTATTAGATATCGTTTAACTATATATTTCATGTAATATTTTATTTACGCCTCACTGTCTTGAATAGACTTCAACACTTGTCCGAGACCCTTGTCGGTATCCTTGGATGATACAATATTGTCTCCCTCAAATAGCTCGGATCGGATATCAGCAACCGATACAACATCGTTCTTTGACAATTCACTCTCTTGAGTGTTCTTTCCAATATTAATCAGATTTCCATCCTCATCCACATCTTGGGTGAGGGTTGTATTGTTAGCGGTTGCCTTCTCAACATTCTCCTGAATTGCTGCCTGACGGGAATCTTTAAGACGTTTCTCGAACTGAGCCTTAGCGACGTCTTGGTTCTTGGTCTTCTCATGCATGAGTTGGTTAAGCTCGTCTTCCATAAACTCGACACGACCAGTCTTATACGCATCTGGATCCCAGGGCATCCACATACCAACCGGACCAACAAACACATCATGATTTGGATCGATTTCACGCAACATTTTGCATCTAATCTCTGCCTCCTCTTGGGTAGGATAAGAACCGCGAACTTTCAATCCTCTCACAGATGTCTGAAAGTTGTGTTCACGATTAAACTCGTCTTGAAGCTCGTCTTCCTTGGCATCCATGAAGTTCTTGTAATCGTCGTCGATTTCGTTATGCTTTAAGCTATCAATCTCATCCTTTGCAAACTCTTTAAAATCTTCAAGGAGATCTTCATTTGAAAGACTGTATTTGAAGGACAAGAAGTTAAGGAACTGATGATACTTCTCCATTCCTTTAGAAAGACTGTATCCCTGCAAAAACTTAGAAAAAAAGAACATTTCCTTCTTCTTTAACACAGCCTCGGGTGAAATAAATGATACACATACAAACTTTTGGTTTGCAACAGGCTTATCTTCGTCTAGAACATCAACATACTTGGGGTTTACTGCACCATCACTGGTTGTCCTCTTGTCAAAATTGCGGTTATCACTCACTCCGTTTGCACTCATAATACTTTATTCATACCAGTATATTTAAGTTATTTATGTTGTTTATTCTTTGGGTAGGATAGTAAACATCAACATATGTCTTCCATATTTAAACTGTGTAAATAGCACAATGTTAAAATTATTTTTCTCCTTATTTAGTATAATCAGTATGTTTGACGTGGCTGAATTAATTAAACGCGTTATTAAGTACCTTGTGGAAGGCATGATGGTCGCAATCGCCGCCTACGCCATACCAAAGAGATCACTTAACATGGAAGAAATTGCACTTCTTGCTCTTACCGCTGCAGCTACCTTCAGCATTTTGGATACTTATGTTCCTACCATGGGTGTAACTAGTCGTTCTGGTGCTGGGTTTGGTATTGGAGCCAACCTTGTTGGTTTCCCCGGAGGATTATAAACTAATATCAAATAAGTAAACATATCAAGTAACTCTGTAATATATATCAATAACATACGCTTGACATTTAGTCGTGACTAAATGTCAAATATTTCGAACCTTCTCAAATATCAAATATCAAATATCAAATAGTTGCAATAAACTCCCAATTAAGCTCGTCACAAATTCTTTTCCATATAGTATCCTGTTCAATAAGCTTTTCGCGATCTTTTAACATAGGTATGTGAATTAAAAAAGTAGTCTGGTCTAATAGCTCAAACAACTTGTACAAAACGTAATAATAATGTAAAAAATTAACCCTATAATCAGGACAATGCTTTGCATAAGGATATTGGATCTCCATAAAAAAATTACACAGGATTTCTTCCAACTCCTGACTAATCACAACTGGTTTGATACCTAGCTTGTTCTTAATAAAATTAATATGTTCATAGTATTTGTTATACCCCAACTTTTTAAGAAGATCTTTGCACTTGTAATAGGTAAGATCGGTTAATTCGATCCTCTCCTTTTTAATTTGCAGTTGTAAATCGTGTATCACTGGTTCGGGTATCTGAGTTGTTTCTTTCCCCTGGAATTGTGACAAAATTTCTTTAAAGTGGTTTATTTTCTTGTAAGCATAAAAACACACTTCTTTGGGGGGCTCTTTGTAAGAGGGTTTATCATTCTCCACCAAATATCTAACACTATTGTGACACTTGTTACATATTAAAACGCCCTCATCTTCTATTGGAATAAGCTCTCCTTTAAAGCACTGCTGACAAACATCTGTTGCATAAACGTACTTGTTCACATCAAGAAACGCATTGTCGACGTTTGACAAATATTCCTTGATAATGTTTGTATTTGACTTCTCGGCACTTTTTTTTGTCTCTTCTTCTTCATTGTCGATCTTAAAAAAAGTATTTAGTTTAGTAACATTCTTACTTTCACAATCTCCCTCCGAAATATTCTTTTTATTTTCAAAATAATCAAAGACATATTTAGAATTATCCAAAAAATAGTCTATCCTCTTCTTCTTTAGAGAGTTTACCTTTGATCTAACTTCTCGATATCTATCTTTTCTCACTAAATGTTGTTCTAATTTGCTACCAGATTTGGGGATGTGGTTCTTATGAAGTTTCTCTTGCAGAGAACTCTTCTCTTGTAGAAGATCCTCCACAAGTTCAGTATCCTTCTCAAACTCTTCCAAATACTCACTATGTTTTCCGTCCAAAGTCACGGTGCTCTTCTGATCAACTATGATTTTTTTTGTTGTTTTTGGCTTAAATGCTGGCATTACAACTTTCTGAGAATGATTTCAATTAGTATACTTAATAAACATGATCACTTTATTTATTATTTGTAGTAAATAGTTAATACAATGCATTATTATCACAGATTATTGTTATATAACTTATATAAATGGACATTTCTTACACAATGCCAACCAACATTCAGGTAGATAAAAAAACTTTTACCACAATGAACTTTCTATATAACGCAATTAATGAAGGCTGGACTGTGACAAAACAAAAAAACAAATATATTTTTACAAAACGACACGACGGAAAGAAGGAAGTATTCACAGAAACTTTCTTAGACAACTTTATTCAGACAAATTTAACAACCAATAAACGATTAATTTAGCGTAAGCTTGAGATTTTTTTTTCTTTGCTGATAGTATAAACTAAACATGGGAGGTGGACTTATGCAACTCGTAGCCTACGGCGCCCAAGACGTCTATTTAACTGGAAATCCCCAGATCACTTTCTGGAAGGTGACCTACCGCAGATATACCAACTTCTCCATTGAGTCTATTGAGCAGACTTTCAACGGACAGGCCGATTTCGGTCGCCGTGTGACCTGCACTATCAGCCGCAATGGTGATCTTGCCTACCGCACCTACCTTCAGGTGACCCTCCCTGAGATTAACCAATCTATGGGAACCCAGGCCGTCCAGAAGGTGTATGCCCGCTGGTTGGATTTCCCCGGTGAGCAACTCATCTCCCAAGTGGAGGTCGAGATTGGTGGCCAGCGCATCGACCGTCAATACGGTGACTGGATGCACATCTGGAACCAGCTTACCATGGCTAAGAGCCAGGAGTCTGCTTACCACAAGATGATCGGTAACACCACTGGTCTTACCTTCATCACCGACCCTGCCTTCGCCGACGTCGACGGACCCTGTGATGCCAACGCCCCTCGCCAGGTGTGTGCTCCTCGCAACGCCCTCCCCGAGACCACCCTTTACATTCCCCTTCAGTTCTGGTACTGCACCAACCCCGGTCTTGCCCTTCCCTTGATCGCTCTTCAATACCACGAGGTCAAGATCAACCTTGATCTTCGCCCCATTGACGA